GTAGTGATCGTGGACGATGTGACGCTGGATGAAGAATAAAGCGCAGCCCGCCGTAAAAGTCAGCATGAACAATGTAATCTCGAAACATTTCAAACGGTTCTGGATCGTGTCCCGCGCAAAAGAACATTTGCGGTATGTCCTCAAAGGCGGGCGGGGTTCCGGGAAGTCATTCCATATACCGCTACGGATCGTGACGGACATCATCGAGTTTCCTGTTTCCGCGCTGGCTATTCGTAAAGTACAAAATACGGTGGCTAAATCCGTGTTTGCCCAAATCAAAGCGGCTACAATCGTGATGGGTGTCAGCCACCTGTTCAAGTTCACTGTTTCAAAGCTGGAAATCACATACAAGCCGCGGGGTAATAAAATCTATTTCGCCGGTGCTGATGACCCGGAAAAACTCAAATCGATCAAAGATGCTGAATTTCCGGTAGCTATGTTATGGATTGAAGAATTAGCGGAATTTAAAACAGAAGACGAAGTAACTACAATCGAAAACTCGGTTTTGCGGGCTGAATTGAAAGGTACAATCATTCCGGCATCGAAGCGTTTGGCTGAAATCGATTTTGATTATTCGTTTTACTACTCGTACAACCCGCCCAAACGTAAACAGTCTTGGGTAAACAAAAAGTACGAATCCAATTTCATCCCCAAAAATACGTTCGTCGATCACTCGACATATTTAGATAATCCGCACTTATCCAAACGATTCATCGAAGAAGCGGAAAACGTAAGAGACAAGAAACCGATGAAATACCGCTGGGAATACCTCGGTGAAGCGATTGGTTCGGGTGTCGTACCATTCGATAACTTGGTATTCAGAACCATCACAGACGACGAAATGGAACGGTTTGACAACATTCGTCAAGGCGTCGATTTTGGTTATGCGACCGATCCGCTGGCATTTGTCCGCTGGCATTACGACAAGAGCCGTAAACGCATCTATCTGATGGATGAACTGTATGGCGTTAAAATATCAAATAGAGAATTAGCCCGCTGGATCAAAGAAAAGGGTTATCATAGATTGATGACGATTGCAGACAGCGCGGAACCTAAATCTATCGCCCAGCTGGACGAAGAAGGGGTATTCGTGGACGGTGCAAAGAAGGGACCCGACAGCGTGGAGTTTGGAGAAGAATGGCTGGATGACCTTGAAGAAATCGTTATTGATGCAGACCGTACACCACATACCGCGAAAGAGTTTGAAGACATCGATTATCAAACCGATAAGGATGGCAACCCGAAACCGCGATTGGACGATAAGAACAATCACGCAATCGACAGTACGCGGTATGCGTTCGAAGAAGACATGATTCCAGAATCAACAGCACTATCATTTTAAGGGGGTTTAAAGATGTCAACACCAGCAACAGAATGGGAACGCGGCGGCGGATTTAAAGGCGTTGGGTTCGGTGGTAATCAAGGGTATTCGTTCGACATCCCGGACTATACAGAAGAAATCATATCGTTAAAAGAGGGCAAAGATCGTGCTGAAATCATTCTCAATCTGATTGAGAAGCACAAGCCGCACCGGTCGCGGATGCTGATGAATTACCAGCGCTACAAAACAGATGCACAAGGGGTGCCGATCTATCACCGCAAGTTTGAACGTGAAGTGACGACCGACAACCGAATCAATAATGATTACTTTTCTGAAATCGTCAACACCAAAACCGGGTACTTTGCAGGGAAACCCGCGACTTATTCGTATGACAAAGCGCAGCCCGAATTTGAATCTGCAAACGAATTGCTTACGGACTTCTTGGAACGCAACCGGATTTCCGATATTAACATGGAAACAACAAAATATTGTGCCATTGCCGGTTATTCCGCTCGGTTGCTCTATCTCGAACCAGTCGAAGGTCGGGAACGGATCAAGTATTTACCCGGGCATCAAGTCATTTTGCTGAATGAAGACGGCGATATTGTCGAAACCGAATACGCTGTTAGATATTACGGCGAAGAAGGGCGTTACATCATTCATTTTTATGATGCTGAAATGCGATACAAATACAAACAAACCGACGGCAAGCTGGAACTGATTGAAGAAGCAATTCACGGGTTCAAACTTTGCCCGCTGATCGGGTACGCGAACAATGATGAATTGATGGGTGATGCGGACAAGGTTCTGAACAACATTGACGCATACGACCGCGCAATTTCAGATGTGAATAGCGAGATTGAAGCGTTCCGTTTGGCTTATTTACTTATCATTGGCGCGAACGTGTCCCAAGATGCAATTGACGGCATGAAGAAAACCGGCGCTTTGAACTTAAAGGCAATGGGCGCTGGTGGAAATAGTGTTGACGCTCGGTTCTTGGAAAAAGATTTGAATGATACGGCAGTCGAAAACCATTTAGACCGCTTGCATGATGCAATCTATCGATTCAGCGCCACCCCGGACTTGTCAGATGAAGCATTTGGCGGCACTCAAAGCGGTGAAGCCATGAAGTTCAAACTATTCGGGTTAGATACAAAATGTTCGTCATTCGAAATGAAATTCAAGGCATCTGATACGCGTATGTTCCAAGTCATTGCAACCAAATGGAAAATCGAAAACAAGGTCATTGATCCATTCAAAGTGTTCAGCGACTTTAAACGTAATTTCCCGCGTAACATGATTAACGAAGCTGATGTATTGATGAAACTAAAAGGGTCGGTATCAGAAGCAACGCGTCTTGGAACGGCAACATTCATCGAAGATACACAGTATGAAATCGAACAAATGAAAAAAGAAGACATGGAACAACTCGAAATCCTTCTGGCACAGCAGAACGCTGAAAACAAGAACGCAAACACGCCGGACGATCAAGGGAATGAATAACTATGCTGAAATGGCAAAAGTTCATGGATATGCTATACAAGGAAATGACACGCCGTGAAAAAGATGCCTTGCGATTGATCCGCCGCGAGTACGAAAAGGTGACAACAGCCCTTGTTAAAGATATGGGCGCGATTTTCGCAAAGGCAACGGACGGGAAATTGTCGTATACTGATATTGTTTCATATCGAAAAATGCAACGGTTACAACAGCAAGCTATTGCACAAGCGAACCGGTTGGGGAAATTCAACCGCGAAAAAATCGATAAGTTGAACCAAGATTCGTATGAGTATTCATATTCATGGATGACGTTCGGCATCGATAAGGCGGTGGATGAAGCACTGGAAAAGGTTTCGCCGCGCACCCCGGAACTGTTAGAAATCACGGGACAAAACAAGATGGAAAAGATTCGCCTAACGAAAGCGCAAGAGGTTTCGCGGGCTAAAATCACGCTTGGAATACAACAGGCGATCCGTGACGGCATGGTTCAAGGGAAAAATTTTCAACAAATGGCGCACGAAATACAAAAAGTGTTTACAATGGATTACAACCGGGCGCTAACCATTGCTGAAACGGAAGTACACCGCAACCGGGAACGCGGAACGTTTGACGCCGCTACTAACGCAGATACCCAAGGCATCCAAATGGAAAAAGTGTGGGTCAATATGCGAGACGAACGGGTCAGACAGACCAGCAAGGCAAACCATGTTGTTTTACAGGGTCAGCGGCGGGAACTTAACAGCCCGTTTGATCTTGGGAACGACGTACAAGCCATGATGCCCGGCGGCAGTAATACCCCATACAATGACATTCGTTGCCGTTGTATCGCGCGGTATGAGGTGGTGGGCATCAAGCAGATACCAGTTGCGGAAGGTGAAGCATCGGTAAAACGTCAGTTCAAGGATTGGCAAGAACGAAAACAAGTATCATAAATTTCTTGCGGCTTGTTAGATTGATACGGGAAAGATACGCAATGCGGCTCGGAACCGGCTTAATGTAGCAATACGCATAAAGGAGCAAAATAAAATGAACATCGTAACAGGTGGAACGAACTACAAACTTAAATTGCCTATTCAATTCTTTGCAGAAGGTGACACACCACCAGCACAAGGAGCGGGCGACACTACACCACCGCCGGGAACTGATCCGAAAGCGGGCAACCCGGATGACCCAGCAACGCCAGCCCTTTCAGATTTACAAGCGCAAGAAATTGCAAAGCAAATCAAAGCCGCAGAAGACCGCATCCGAAATGAAGCAGGTAAGAAGCAAAAGGCGCTGGAAGAAACAATCGAACAACTGAAAAACCAAGGTAAATCTAAGGAAGAATTAGCGGCAGATGCACAAGAAAAGTTTCAAGCCGCACAACAAGAACTAGCACGAAAAGAAGCTAATTTTTACGCGTCTCAAAAGCTGAACGAAGCAAAACTAGATAGCAAGCTGTTAAGTTTTGTTGTCACTATCGACGGCGACGACGAAGAAACACGGAACGCCGAAACAGACAATAAAATCAAGACGCTTACTGATCTGATTAACGCAGAAGTAGCGGCACAGGTTCAAGAGAAGTTTAAGAGCGCTGGTTATATTCCCGGTAGCGGCAACACAGGCGGCACAAAACAAGGACCGTCACTGACAGAAACGATCCTAAAACACCAAATTAAAAAATGAAAGTAGGTTTTCCAAGATGAAAACAGCACAATCCAAATATGCGTTATCTCTACCTATCCAGTTCTTTGCAGAACAAACGTTCAATCCCGATAATGTAATGATGTCAGACGCAATGACCGGCAATGTTCCGAAACAATATTCAACGGAAGTCATTGGCGAAGTTGTTCAACAATCAGCAATCATGCAACAAGCTAAGTTTGAAGAAATGACTTCACTTGAAAAAGAAATCACTTACATCACAGAAGGTCCGGGCGCTTACTGGGTTGATGAAGGTGAACGCATCCAGACAAGCAAGCCGACATGGGTCAAAGCAAACATCCGCGCGAAAAAACTTGCGGTCATCCTTCCAGTTTCAAAAGAGTTCTTGCGTTACAATATGCCGACGTTCTTTGAACAGATGCGCCCGCAAATCGCGCAAGCGTTTTACACGAAATTCGACCAAGCTGCATTGTTCGGAACTGGTTCACCGTTTGGAGCAAATAACAACATTCTTACAGCCGCTACAAACGCCGGGAACACCGTTGCCCTCGATGGATCAGCACCGTTGTACCCACAATTAAACGGATTGCTTGGATTGATCGAAGACAATGAACTTGATCCAGATGGATTAGTCACTGTTCGTTCACTCAAATCAACGTTCCGCGGCGCTTTGGATTCAACTGGACGCCCGCTATTCACAAAAGGCGACGGCACAGCGCCGGACGACATGATCGGTCTTCCGTTGTCTTATGTCAGCGGGAAATCATTCGATAAAACAAAAGCGTCAATCATTGCTGGTAACTGGAACATGGCACGTTTCGGGATTCCGCAAGATATGGAATACTCAATCTCTACTGATGCGTCACTTTCAACACTGGTTGACCAAGACGGCAAAGAACTTAACTTATTCGAACGCGATATGGTTGCGTTACGTGTGACAATGCACGTTGCGTTTGCAGTATTGAATGAAGATGCGTTCTCGGTCCTTACACCAGACGTTACGCCTTAATTAATACGATCACAACTTGAATGGAGGGCTTAAAATGGCAAAAGAAGAACTGTTCACGATTGAACGGGACGGCGACGAGTTGCAAATTGACGAACGCCGTTTCCGCTTGTTTTATCAGCCGCTCGGTTGGGTCCGGCAATCAGTCAAGCAATTGACGAAAGCTGAAATTGTCGAAGAACTGAAAAAACGGGACGTTAATTTTGATGAAAAACAAAAGGTCGCTGAATTACGCGCTTTGCTTGACGGGGTAATTGCAGGGGAACAAAAAGAAAAGGGTGAATAATTATGACCCTAAATGAATTAAAAGTATTACTGGAAATCGATCTGGCGGACGTCTCACAAGATGTCCGTTTAGAAATCGAACTGGACGCCGCAAGAGAAGCCGCGGTAAAGTATTGCGACCTATTAGACTTCATGCAGTTGATCGACCCAGCAGACGGCAAAATCAAGCTACCGGGAACGGTCAAACTTGGAATGGTTGAATGGATCAAGGCAAACCAAGAAATCAGCGAACGCGGCGGCGTGTCAGCTGAATCAATCGGCGGTATGTCTCAAACGTTCGAAAATGGTGACACCGCGTTTAATGCGGCACATCGTTATTGGGCGCCTTACCATTCAGAAGTTAAGTTCTACCGGGCATAATGCGCGCGCGTATACGAGTGAAAGACAGAAACCGTTTGCCGCAAGCTATTTCATCCGCCGAAGAATTTAACGGCAGACGGATCAGAGTAGGTTATTTCGGAGAAGGATTTACGCAAATGCTGGCTGATGTACATGAGTTCGGTTGTGATATTCCGGTGACTGATAAGATGCGCGGATTTTTCCGCTACAAATTCGGTATCAGTTTGAAGAAGACAACAACCGTCATTAAAATCCCGGAACGTTCGTTCATTCGCGCTGGATGGGATCAGCACAGCCCGGAAATCGTTCGAAAATATAACGAACTGATTGGCGACGCGATTTTAAGCGGTGTTTCACCAGATGCCTTGCTTTCAGCGCTTGCGTTGGAATCACAGGGTAAGTTGCAGGAATTTGCTCGAGACTTACAGGACCCCGCAAACGTCGCCTTAACGGTCGAACAAAAAGGGTCAAGCAATCCGCTGGTCAACACAGGTAATATGATTCAGTCAATGGACCACAAGATTGAATAAGGGGGCGCATCATGGCTAAACAATTTCAATTTAAACGATTGATTAAAAAGTACAGCGTCCCTTTTTCAATCGAGAAGAAGGGCGTTAAAGTAATCAATGAGATAGGCGAGTGGCAGGAAACGGGGACCGAATGGGTTCCCGCTACTGGTGCGCTGATTCCGCTTGGTGTGAGACAGATTGAGCAGAGTGGTGGAACGTTGACCGAAGCAGATAGAACGCTTTACTACATGGGCGAACTATTAGAAAACGGAACACGGATCGAACACAATGGGCAACTGTATCACGTTTTGCGGTATGTTCCTTACGAACAATACGCCGATTTCAACAGTTACACGGTCAAACACATAAGCGCGTTTGATAAGGTGGTGCCGTAATGGACTACTACGAAATTAAAAAGAATATCATAGGTCATTTAACGCAAGGGACAGGGCGCCCGGTCGTGTTGCAAGGTTCGAACGATGAACAACCAGCGTATCCGTTTTGCGCGTATACACTCACATCACCTTACTTGCCTGTTTCGTCAGCTGAACACGAAGGGGAACTGATCGAAGACGTTGAAATTGTCTTCTCATTCACATGGCACTCGGATGACGTAACGGAAGTACAAACATTAACCCATGATACGGCAATGCTTTTTAAGCTGGCACAACATCGTGAAAAACTCGGTGACA